ACATTGACAATCGTTCGTGGTTACGCTGGCACAAGTGGTGCTGCGCACGCTGCGAAGCTTGCGTACTCACTCGGTTCTGCGGATCCTGAAAATGCACAAGCTCCTGTCGGTATTGCCGATACTGGTGATCGTCTTTACAACTACGTGCAAACGTTCAAAAGAGGTGTGCAGCTTTCAAATGATGAAATTGCTCAATGGTCTACCGACGGCAATCCAATGCACGGTCAGATCGAGCGCCGATTTGTTGAAATTAACCGTGAACTCGCTCGTTCGATGTTTTATGGTGTGCGCTATGAAGATACCACTAACAACATTCATGCAATGGGTGGTCTTAAAGCCTTTGTTACCTCTAACGTTTCAAACGTTGGTGGCGCGCTGACAATCGCTGCGATCGATGCGCAAATTCTTGCGATCGTTCAAGCTGGTGGCGATCCGGACACAATCGTTCTTTCTCCTTATCAGAAGCAAAAACTTGACGCGCTCGACGCAAATAAGCAGTTGCTTGGCAAGCGTGAGCGAACCGGCGGTAACTTGATTACCACCACTTGGCAGTCGGGTGTTCTTGATCACGAGCTTGATGTCATTGTCGATCACTCGATTTTGCAGGATGAGCTTTGGATCCTTGATACCTCGAAGATCAAGTTTGGTACTTTGAGTAATAATGGTGTCAACGGCGCATTCCACGTCGAAGACGCGACCACTCCGGGTCAGGATGGCATGCGCAAGGTTATTCGTGGTAAATACACGATGCGCGTTGAGCAGCAAAAAGCACACGCGTATTTGTACGGATTGAGCTAAAATTAACCCTGAGGGGCGTCGTTCCACCCGAGCAGCGCCCCTCACCTAGTGAAAGGAAGTAATATACTATGGCGGATAATAATTCAGCCCAAACAAAATATTACCGCACTCATATCGCCGGCTTATCTGTACAGGTTGGTGATGCTCCCTCTGACGAGGAAAAAGAGCGCGGCACGGTTGCACCCCCAACGGTGCGTTTTGAAGCGTTTGAGGAAAAGCGACAGGGCGATAAGGTGGTCGTTGGCTATTTAGCCACTGACAATCTCGTGGCGATCAAAAAACTCGCCAAAGACGGAAACGTCGAAGAAATCTCTGCGAAAGAGTATCAAGAATCAACTGATCTTGAAAAGGGCGCAAAGCGCGCAGCTGTATAGTCTATGGCGTTGACCACTGCATCTGCACGTGATTCAGTAAAAAAGCGATTAGATATTGCTTCAAGCGTTCTTGTTTTTGATGACGCGATTGATGAATTTGTTTTGAGTGGTGTAAAACGTCTCTATCCGATAGCACAGAGGGAGCTGCCAGTGCAGACTTCCTCTGTTGTTGTCGATAATTATGGCGAAGCGACTGTTGACTTGTCTGTTCTTGTAACTCCATGTAAAGCTGCTCGAAAAGTGGAGTATTCAACTGGATATGGATTTACAAATTCAGATGACAATTACCATCACGGTGTGATGCTTTATCTTCGTGATTTACCTTCAGGCACTGCAACTTTGCGAATTTACGGTTTAACAAATTATGTTCTTGATACGGTTACCGAAGAGTTGGAAAGCCCTGTTTTTTGGTATGCAATGAGCGAATTTTACACTTATCTTGTAGGTAATAAGTCAAAATATAGCATTTATTCTCAGTCAACTGGCGCGCGTTCAGTGGATAATATGCAGGAGCTTGCAGATTATTACGAGCAAAAAGCAAACGTATATATAAATGATCGAGCTCATATTTATGGAGTATCATAATGACAAAGCCACCTTATGACATTTTCTTGGGTAATATAGGCGAAATGTATGGATATAAAACTTCCGGTTTCATACGCGACGCAGCGCCTTTGATTGCACCTCGTTTTGGCAGTGCGGCAAACGGTCAAACCGATCTTGATCTTTCTAAGATTGCCACTTTATCTGATGTTGAAGGGGGTATGTTTCAGCAGTTTTGGGAAGATAGTAAAAAAGCGCTTCGCGTCCGTGGTATTTACAATCCGGTTAATAAGCGCCTTCATCCAACACTACCGAGTCAGTCGACATCCGGATATACATCTTTTACTGGTACTCAGGTAGTTACAGCTGAAGTCTCTGGCTTTGGTACGTCATTTTTTGCTACTCGCGATGGATCTACAAACAAAATTCATCGTGTGGATTCTGCCGGTGTTGTTACGACGCTCACTATTCCTGCAGCGATTTCTGGATCTACATGTTCAATTACTGGTCTTTCTCTTCATAAGCAGTATTTATTTATCAGTGGTATGGACTCTGCAACTGTTACGTTCAACTTGCATCGAATGGATCTTGCAGCACTTAGTTTTCAAGATCTTGGCGGCGCGTTTCGTCATACAAGGCCCCTAAATGGCGTTCTGTACGGCATTCAGTCTGAGTCCGATTTCTACGTCATTACGAATGAAACAATTGCAGGAGCGGCCACATACACGTATGTGAAGCGATATGGTGTTGGTAGTTCTCAAATATCGCCTGTTCGTGATTTTGTTGAATATAACGGTGCTTTGTATTTTACAAAAGCTGAGGGTATTTATCGCTATGATGGTGTAGATGCTCGTTTAGTAATTCCGATTTATGGTAGCCTCTTGACTGTTTTTAACGGCTCAATGTATTTTATGAGCAAAAATTGGCTTTATGAATATAGCGGCCAGTCATTGAAAAAGCTGCAGTATTTTGGTCGTGGATCAAATATCTGCTCTATGACGATTATTGCCGATTGGTTAGCACTTCTTTCACAACCGGCAAACAACAATTATTCTTTTGGCGGCCAAGACGATGATGCAAATTATGATTCTCGAATCTATATTTTTGATGGTGCTGGTATCACTGTATTCAATGAGCGTCTTGCTGTCAGTGGTTTTCCAAAGGGCACTTCCCTGTCGCATGCTGGCGATAATCTTTATGTTTTTTCACCTTCAAACGTCACATGGGGCTCATCGATTGCAAAGTATGATTTTGCAGACGTTTATAAAAAAGCTTTAAACAATAATCAGGGCCCACAAATTGTTACTAGCGAATTTGATGCTGGATTTCCTGATGTTTTCAAATCTTTTGAAGGTGTTGATATCGGTTTTGATCAGTATTTAAATGCTGAAACGATTAAGGTTGAATATGCTCTTGAGGGTAGCTCAAATTATCAAACGCTCCGCACGCTGCAGTCTGTTGGTGCCGGCCCACTTTATGAGAACGATAAGTCTTTTATTGAAGCAACTGGTATTGTTTTTAAAACGATAAAAATTCGCGTTACTATGACCACTCCATTAAATAGCTACATGACACTTGGCCCTGTATCTATTTCTTACACGCTGCAGCCGCGTTACCGCAACCGTTGGCAAGTTACTATTCCTATAAATGGCGATGATCAAACAGAGATTATTACCGATGGATCCGGTGGAACTATAACTCGAGTTGCTAATGACACGGCTTATGAGCTCAGTAAATTGATAATATCTAAAAATAAGTTTTATATGATAGGCCCAGATTATGGACGTGTTAAAACATCTGTTTCTAGCTCTGATATTGAATTGCGTATAAAAGGTCGTTTTATGTATTTTCCTTCTACTCAAATAGAGGATAGTATTTTAGATTACCCTGTTTTGGCTTTCAGGCTTGCTTCAGGCGATTGGTATTTTCAGCGTATGCGCCAAGGGCCGTATGATGCTGTTAACAACGAAACAGTTTTGTATTTTGGCCCAAGAAATTATCTTGGTCAAACGGCTGTCGCGATTCCTGTAGATACTGAAGTGCGTCAGGCTTTCCCTGTTTTTGTCACTCGTTTGATTCGTGATAATTTGATTATTGACGATACAACTGTCAATGAAGCAGCAACCGGCGAGAGCCAGTATCAACGATCAATTGTTCTTGAAATAACTGAGGCTTAAATGAAGCTTCGGTTTCCCTCTTACCGTTCATCTAGGGAGCGTCAAGAGCAGCGCGATAAATATGCTGTACGTATACCTAAAAAATGGGTAGACCCTTTTCCTACTGTTCATGGTACTCTACCCGAAAAAATGGTATACGCAGAATTGTCTTTTCGTGGCATCCAATTTTATTTTTTGAACGATTTTCGTTATACAATTCCGGAGATAGATTTTTCCCAGGAATATCAAACTGATTTTGTTATTCCGGATCTTAAATTAATTATTGAGGTTCAAGGTGCTTATTGGCACTCGAAGCCAGCAACGATTGAAGCTGATGCTTTTAAATTTGCTATTTATCAAGTGACTGGCTGGCGCACTCTTGCCTGGTGGGATTTTGACATACTTGCAAATCTTCCTTTGTTATTTGCTGCGGATCCTCAGCTCGCTGCAGCGTCGCGTTATAATGGCAGTTATCAGCCGGCTGAACTTGCTCCGGTATCACGGAAGAAACAGGACACATCGAAAGGCATTCGTGCTCTGAACTATAAGCGCGGCTTACGCTCACAATATAAAAAAGATCCTGTTATGATAAAGAAGAAATATAAATCGAAGGGTCTATTTGCATGACGGATCAACAAGCTGAGTTACTGCGATTAATTACAAATTATTTATTTGTCGATCCACGAAGTCGTTCTTTAAAATCGTCGGTACCGTTGGGGTTTACTGGCCAGGGAATTGACTGGTATGCTGCGACAATTCCTGAAGGTTGGTTGGCTTGTGATGGTTCGCTTTTGAAGCGTGATGAATATCCTGAGTTGTTTTTAGTGATTGGTACGACGTGGAATATTGGTGGCGAAACGAGCGCGCAATTTAGGCTTCCTGATCGACGTCGTGTTGTTGCTGTTGGTCGTGATGCTGCAGTCACTGCATACGATACTGTTGGTAAATCTGGTGGTTCATCTCAAATCACTTTAAGCCTTGGAAATATGCCGGCTCACTCTCACGGCATGGGTACTTATGATGGATCTTGGATGGCGAACACTGGTATTACTACTGGTGGTGGCCCGCAGGCGGTTACGATCGGAACTGGATCGGCTGGTGTTTATCGTATGGTCACGGATTCGCGCGGCTCTGGTACGCCTATTGATTACGCTCCTCCTTACAAGGTAATTAATCATATCATAAAGACTTAATAGCACTCCCCTGCCCTGCCATGTGTTTGACAAAAAAGCAAATTAACACCTTAGGGCAGTTGCAAATAGTCGGTAGGGGAGGGGAGTGGTCTATGTGATA